ATTACCATAAACTGAACCACCTTCAGTACCACCGCTCTTGTTTCTATCATACTTGAAGTCCAAGAAGAATAGTAGACCAGCGGGTAGTGACATTGGCTGAACTGAAACTAGTTCAGTTGCCAACAATTGACCGAAAACTCTACGGACGAGGGGGAAAGCAATCTTGTTGTAACCAGCGATTGCGCCTGTCTGTGAGCTTTCACGAAGCATTGTATTCTTTGCTTCAATAGCTTGATTCTCAAGAAGCTGAGCAACAACGTTTGCTTTACCTTCATTGAGGTTCTTTAGTAGATTTGACTTTTCCCACTTTGTTCTCAAAGTGGCCTGACGAGCGGCAACATCTACGGGGTTGTATTCCTTCGTCATCTGATTTAGAAATGTATCACTCATTTTATTTTATCTCCCTGTGTATTACTGAATACCAGCAAGTCTAGCTAGACGATCAACATCAACAACACCCTCATTGAGAGTTTCTGTCTTCTTAGCTGATTCTGTCATTACGCTATGAACTGGTCTGCGGTTTACACGATTCTTTGATTTAACCTGTCTTCCACCTGCTCTATAACCTTCGTATAAAGCCTTGTAACTTCTCTTGACTTCGTTAATTGAGCTAGCTGTATCAAGAATCTTAATAGCACGCTCTTTTTCTTCCTTGGTCAATGTGACCTTACGCATCAACTCTGATGTTGCTGCTAGTCTTGCATTGAAAAGGTTAACTTCGTCAATTCTATTGTTTAGAATTTTTACAGCCTTGCTCAAACGAGCGTTTTCCTTGCGGAGCTGCTTGTTTTCACGATCAAGCTTGACCATTTCACCAACGATTTCTTCGGCTGTGACTTCTTCTTCGTCTTCGCCTTCTTCCATCTCATCATCGTCGTCGTCTTCTTCTGTGATTTCGATAACTTCTTCCATATCGTCATCATCATCAGAGTCTAGGTCATCATCGTCGTCCATGTCCATCTCTTCATCTTCTTCTTCGTAGCTACCTTCTTCCATATCATCTTCATCTTCTTCTTCGTAGCTACCTTCTTCCATGTCATCTGCATCGTCCATGTCTTCGCCTTCTTCCATGTCTTCTGCTTCTTCCATGTCTTCTGCTTCTTCCATATCTTCTTCTTCTTCGATACCAGCCTCAATGATAGCGGGGCCATCGCCTTCACCAGTTAGATCATCACCAGTGTCACCCTTTGCAGGGATTTCATCACCCATACGATCATCTCCAAGCTGGCCTTTCTTGCCAGTATGGTAATCGGAGGGGATATCCTTTTCTTCACTTAGTTGCTCTGTAATTGCTTCAGATACTACAGACTTAAGATTTGTAGCCATTGCGTCAACCAATGTTGTCTTGGCGTTTTCAAGAGCTGCTTCTCTCATAGCCTTAGCATTGTCCAGAGCTTCCTGTACAATATCCTTGCTCATTTAAAATTCTCCTTAAAATAACATAAATTTATATATCAATTAAGATACTATTATAATTATCAGTACAAACGACAAAAAAACAACTATAGCTCACTTCCGCTAGCTGTTTTCTTTCTGCGCTTCTTTAGTTTCTTTATTACAGATGGTTTTAGGTAATACTCTCTGTTTTGCAATTCTCTAAAAAAATTGTCTTTCTTTAGCTTTCTCTTTAACAATCTAAGAGCACCCTCAACATCTCCATTTCTTATTTCAACGGATACGGACCGTTTATTTCCTGTTTGCATTCATCCTCATTTTGTTATACTATATTATATTATAAGCCTAATTTATAAAAGATGATAATTTAGGATATAAAAAACCTTCCTGCGCTGTTTTATCGGGCTTATGGAAAATCTTATGATGGAAATCGTGGTATTCTTCAAAGTTTTTATATACTGATTTCCAAAACTTTTTATATCTTTCGCTATCAGCTTTCTTATAATTCTCTTTTACTTTTTCTATATCAGTTACAGTTTTTAAAAGTTTTCTGTATCTGTTAATGCTGTCAACGAAATCTTCTACTTGATTTTCGTCACGTTGCATTTGACCGACTATAGCCGCAACAAAAATGGCTGGCAAGTCTTTGTATAACAAGAAATAATTGTTGTTCATTGCTAGTTTAGATTTCTGCGTTATTGATACAACATCATTTACAGTAAGAGATTTTGAAAATGTATACATCTGCTGCATGGGGATAGTGCTAGATGGATTTCTATCTACTCTAGTCTGTAACTTAGTTTTATTTCTACGAGGGGGTGGTCCCATCTGTGTGATGGATTTATATTTGTTCATTTCTTTTTAGACTTCTTCTTTGGCTTACCGTGCTTTTTATACTGTGCCCAAGCAATAGCCCAAGGATTTGTATCTTTGTCAATCTCACCACTAGCTATATCTTTTTTGATACCTTTTACTTGATGCTTACGACCAGGAGGTGAAACTTCTTTCTTTACAATATACTTACCCTCTCTACGAACTATTTTCATTTTCTTTCTCTTGGGAGCTTTCTCTGTATAACCAGCTATTTCGTGATCTGGCAACTCCATTATATTCTTTCCATTACTTCACCAAAATCAATATTCATTGGATCAGCCAAATCTGCTTCGGTTGCCTCAGACAATTTCTTCTTTGGTTGAGACATCTGAATTTGCTCTTGCATCTTTCTATCTGCCTCAGGGTCTTCAGCAGTAGCAATAAATTGTGCATAGGGGTCATCATTGATATGCAGCTGGTGGTTTTTATAGTATTCTTGTAGCTTGCGGTTGGCGGCCTCTCTTGCTTCCTTTTTTCTTTCAGCTACAATCTTAGTTGCATCGGTGTTTTTTTCTTCATCACCAAAATCAACTACACTGTTAAGATTTTTTCCACCTCTATTGTGCTCTCTCAATAGTTTTGAAAAACTGTAATCAACTTCTTCTCTAACGACTCTTTTAATTTTAGGAATAAGCAACTTCGCTACTTCCTTCGCTAAACTTTGTGCTAGCTCTTCTTTGTTGACTTTCATATTACTTAACCTTTATTCTATGATTCTTTCTTAGATATTCTTGCAGGTAATCTAAATCTGGAACATTATGTTGGGGCATGTGTTTGCAGACCTTACCTACAATCATTTGTAAATACAATCTTTTTATATGTCTTTTTTCTACTAAGTGTTCGTAATTAGTTTTTATTTCTTCTGCTACTCTCTGACAAACATCATTGTTGTCATTTGGGTCTTGCATCGGCTTAGGCTTTTCTTCTGATTGGCCTCGCTTATATGTATAGCTACCCCAAGTGCCACGCTCTTTTAGCAGGTCATACAACTTCATCTTACATATCCTTAGAAGTCTCTGCTTCTATTTCTTTAAGTGCTTTAGCTAATCTAAAAGCGTGTTCACTCTTTGGATATTTCTTAATGTTGTTTACAATATTTCTATAATACCCATCAGCCATCTTCATCCACTTTTTTGTCTTATTGTCTGACTTAACTTCACTTAGTTTCATTTTATATTCCTAGTATATCGTTTAGCAAATCATCCAGTAATATATTTTTGTTTTGGCCGAGTAGGGTTCTATATTCAACACTTTCTTTTAGGTCCATAAAAGCATTATTAGTAGATGGATTGCTCACCATATCATAGCAGATAAGACCGAAGTCTTCTTCTACTACATCAAATCCACCTTGACTTCTACTTGTTGAGCCAAGACCCCTTGAAGAAATACCAAGCTTGATTTTTCTTTGAATTAGTTTTGATAGGATATTGCCCTTTGGTGTATCAAGCACTTCTATTGTGCCCAACAAATCATTACCATTCCAATGTGTTTCAGTCACTAGGTGTGAAACATTTTCCAACTGAATGATTGGGCTATCTGGGTGGTCTAGTTCACCAAGTGCTCGTCTTTCATCAATAAGCTCTTGATACTTCTTATCTTCACGTTCTAGTATTTCTCTTGGATAAATTCTATTGTTGGCGTTGGGCTTGCCAGCGGCTTGAATTATACCTTGCATTTCTATAAGACCATCAGAAGACTTTGCTGTTTTTACATCATCGTATTCAAACATCAAAAAGCCATGAACTAGTGGCTGTGTTTTTTGTGAATCTTTAATGAGTTCTGTCATGCTTACTCTCTCTTCTAGCTATTTCTTCTTTTCTTTTTTGGTCATTACGACCAACAATGTTATTCTCTTTTGAATTAGCATACATCATATCAATAAGCTTTTGCATATCTTCAATCTGTCTTTGTACGTGTCTTAGCTCTGCTTTAGCTCTACGTAAATTGAATTTCATGGCTCCTTCTACATCTTCCACTTTTACCGCATCCACCATGAAGCTTTTTGCGTAACCAAAAGACAAAGAAAGTCTTTTAGCGATTCCATCATACATATTCATTATATGCTTACCTTTATCGCCACCTTCACCTTCTACGATAATTTTGAAGATAGTATCTCTAACTAGTGTGTTAGCTCTTTCTGTGATTTTCTTTGACTTTTTCTTCATATTCTTTTTCTTCTTTTTCTTTGGAATAAAATCTTTTCTATTTAGTGGAGTGCGTAGCGGGCCAATATGACCCGCTACGGCTCCTACAGAACTTGTTTCTTCGATACTACTCATAAGTTACAGTATTTATTACTGGCTTTGAATTACCACGAACATCTGTAGCCCTTGGGCTTCCATAAACATTCTGACCACTTCTGGTGTCTAGGTTACCCGCATTTGTATTGTAGTTATTGGGTGCCTTGTAAAGGTTATTATGAAAAGCATTACCACCAGCTGCATATCTTGGTGTATGAGTTGTGGGAGGGTAATTACCGTCTGTATATAGGTCCATAATTTGTTTCGCCATCAATTTTCTCCTATAGGTTTATTAGCTGAACATTGTAACATAATCTTTAATCTGCAGAGAGAGAAGCATTGTTGTCAAATCTTGTTCACTAATTGTTTTTTGTGAAGTCATATTCTTTAGCTTCTCACTTACTAAATATAATTTCTCGCGAGTTTCTGTGTCTACAGATTTAAAGTTTGTGTTAACAAAGACATCAATATCTTCTATCAAACTTTGTGATTTATTCTTTATCCATCTATCAAATGATTTATTATTACTAGATGTAATATACTTGACTAGTAATTCCTTCTGATCTTCATTGAGTTTGTTATTGTAACGCTCTTTGAAAATATTTATTGCCAAAACATCCGCCAGCTGTTTAGTTTCGCTGTCGATTTCTACGTGCTCTGGGATCACCTCCCTTACTGTTTTAGAATCTCTGATTCTTATGGCTTCTTTATTGTCAATTAGATGCTCGGATAAAGTTCTTTCACAGGTAATTTTTTCAGAAGATGTAACATCATCTTGCTCAGCTAATATATTAAAACTAGCAAACAATTTATAATTAGGGGTTTTTGTCTTCATTAGATTCTTTTTGTTTGAAAACTTTGACACATCTTCAAACAGAGAGTCTATACTTTTGCTAATAGATTTTTGGTCTATTGACTTGTATTCTTTTAACAAATATCCAACAAAACGATCTGCGTAAAAGTAATTCACAGTTTCACTATACAAAAGTTGATTGTAAACTTTCCAAGCTCTTTGTAAATCACCTTCGTTTATAAAATATTTTTTGACCAATGACATATACATCTTGGCCTTTTTGTTGTTGCTCTCACCAACTTCTTTTAACACAGCTGTGCAAAGAGCTTCATATATAACCCCAACATTTTTATACTTGTTGTGCTTCATGTAGCTACCCCTTATAAGTTGTCCTAACTATAAATATACTTTTATTCTACGCTATTACCATTTTTGTTTACAAATTTTGTATCTTTTAGTTTTGATTCGGCAATTACACCATTAGCAGAATCTCTATTCAGGTTACTCACAGCATCTTCAAAATGCCTATCATGTTTCTTTATGTCACTAATCGTATTGTTGAAAATATTTCTATTACGTTGCTTCTTCTTTCTTGCCAACATATTATCGTCTTCTTCACCATTGAATATGGTATCGCTTTGACCATTAATGCTACTTTCCAAGTCGGGATAACCTTTTAGGTGTTTTGTGCCTGTTGGATCGTAAGGAAAAGCAACTCTATCTTCGGCGTTTTCGCTATCAGATATAGATCTTGCTTCTGATTGTTCAGAATCTTCTTCGCCTTCTTCGCCACCCTCTTCAGCAGGTGCTTGTGGTTGTAGCTCACCATTTCTTATTTGCTCCAATTTACTGGCATGAAAAGCTTCCGTTGGGAAAATTAATTTGAAGTTTGCTATTTCAGAATCGGATATTTTGAGAATTTCGCGTTGTGCATATTCTTTTGTATACAAACCACTTTCAACCATCTTCTCTGCAATTTCAAGTCTCTTTTCAATAAGCTCTAACTGCATCAACTCTGTTACAGATGATGGGTTGGTCAGTTTCAAATCGAAATTGTAAATGTCTCTTTCATCAAAACCTTTTAGGTGCAAGTGAATAAGGCCAATCTTTGCCAGCTCACTAATGACAATCTTTTGAAGTCTTTGTATAGTGCGGGCAAACTTTATATCCTCTTGAGCTAATGTGCTCTTACCAGATAGGTCTTCCTCTGCCGTAAGATATGACTTAGGAACGCCAAGAGCAATAAACAACTTGTTTTGTAGATACTGTATGTCTTCAATAGCTGAAGCGTTATCACCGCCAGGCAATGTCTCTATTCTTGACGATCTATCGCCTCGTTGAGGAATAAAGAAATCTTCCAATATAGATTCTGGATTAAACCTTGCGTCAATTTGTCCAGAAGAATTTACATTAGTTGTTCTCTTTAGTGAGTCTCTTGCTCGTTGAATAAAAGAGTCAACATCTTTTGGTGGAATGTTTGCAACATCAATATAGAAAACTCTACGTTCTGGTGCTCTGGTGATTCGGTAAATCAACATAGCATCTTCCGCCATGATTAACTGCTTATAAAGTTTACGACCTGGATCTAAAACACTTTTGCCATAAGGTAGAAACTTATCCTCGCCAAGTATTCTCATATGTGATACTTGATAGTTTTCAAAATAATCTGCACCACCATGAGAAGCAGACCACTTAAATCTTAAACTATTTGGATTATCATCAAAACCCTCTTCTCTTTCTATTTCGGCAACTGGCAATTCCAAAGCACCCAACACACCTTCACCAGCAACCAAATCAAGTAGATTGAAATGGTCACCATACTTACATAGGTTTCTTACCCAATGCCACAAGTGAAAATCAACATCTAGAATTTGGTAATATAACTCTTCTAATGTATCTTTAATGCGTGCATCGTCTGTAACAATTTCAAGTATGTTTCCATTCTCACTATATGTAAGAGAATCGTCTGCCATAATATCAAGTGCTTTAGAAATTTCTGGCACCATATCCATCTCATCGTAATCTTGGATACGCTCTAATCTTTCAGTAGCACCACGCAACTGATTTTGATACATTGTATTAGCAGCTTTATAGAAACTATCGAAAGCTTGTCTCTGTAAAGATAAAGTTGGTCTTTCAGTAGGTATCTTGTACTTAGCACTATTACCTTGTAATAAACTTCTTAGTATTTTGAATTTATCAGCCATTTTTTACCTCTACTCTATAAACTTTAAAGCGACAGCTAAGCCGATTGGTATTGCCGCTCCTACCATTCCCCAAAGACCAGATTTAACTTTTAAACCTGCTATTTCAGAATATATGAATCCAACGTCTTTACGAATATGCTCAATGAGATTGTTGTGTCTTTCCAGCTCATTTAGAACCAGCTTTTCGTAATCACTCCATTCACTACGATCTTCTTTGTTAGCCATAAACCTTCTCTTTTGTTAGTAACAGGTTTTAAAATAACCATCTAAAGCTTTCTGTGCTCCCATCTGGTAATTTCATTGTATATTGGTTTTCTTTATTATCATCCCTAACTATTGAGTTGAAAGGCTTTTGCTCGTAGCCCCAACCATTCATCATTGCTTCTGTAAATTCTCTGTCGTTGCCGTGTATTTTTAATGTCGTGGCTCTTACATACATGCCAATAGCCAAAGACATAATAAGGTCATCGTTATAATTATCTTGAGCTTCTGGTTTGCCATTGTGAAAAATAAAAGTTTCTAATTCGTTGATTGTTCTTTTTGAATGAAGAATAAAATCGTGTAGTCTCAAATCTTCTTCTAGACGAGCTACTGCTGCAGGTCTGGTCTTTGCTGAAGTAGTAAATCCAGGCACTGCATTCTTTGGTATGTTGTAGGGGTCGTAGTGCATTTGGTCATAATTGCCTTCATGCAACTTAGTAAGGTCTTTTACAGTCCAGTATAAATTCTTATATTCCATTTCAATAAGTTTCATAACTACATGGTGGCCCATTGCCATGTTTTCTACTACACAGTATGCGTTATTATATTGGACAGCAGTGTTTTGTATAAGATGGGCAAAAATATCAGTATTTAGTTTTCCTTTATACTCCGCAACTTGCTCATAATTTTCGACATCAATAACATGAAAAGCAGAGTAATCATTTCCATCTCCACGAGCAACGTCAGCGGATAGGATATATTTTTTACTATAGTCTGGATACTTCCATATCCAAAGGTTTTTATCCATCCAAGTTTTTTCTTCTGGCTCTCTTAGGTAAGGTCTATGTCCATCGTCAGCTATTTCTTGCTCGGTGGGGTGCATTGAATACCATTCAAGTGACTTGAGAGAGACAACATTGTTACCCGATTGTATAAAGTCACAGTCATATTCCTGCGCAAAAGCTTGATCACCTAAAGACCGTTGCTCGCTTCTTGCCCATGCTTCATCTCTATCGGGGTGTAAAGACCAGTGAAGTTTGATGGGGTTGAATCCCTTGTTCTGACCACCCACCATCATCGTTTCGCCAGCTTCGGCACCTTGATATGTTTTGTGAAACCAGTTACCCATACCGTTTGGTGAAGACAACGCTATACAATCACCACCAGTTGCTAGAGTAGGACCAGTAGCAGTCCATATCTCATCCATCCTATTAATAAACGCTGCCTCATCAACTACCAGTAAAGAAAGAGATTCTGAGCGAGCTGAATCAATAGTAGAAGCAGCGGCTTTGACAGATGAGCCATTGGCTAATTCCAAACTCTGTTTATTATCAACAATAAGCTCTGGCTTAAACCATTCTGGAACTTCTTCAAAAAATACTTTTACTTTGGAAATCATATTCTGAGCCGTGTCTCGTTTTGTAGCTAAAACGAATACGGACTTATTATTAAAGAATAGCATATACCAAGCTATATATGCTGCGACTACAGTTGATATACCAAGCTGTCTTGCCTTCAATATAATGTTGTATGAGTTATCCAAGAAGTCTTGTACACATTCTTCTTGGAAGTCCCACATCTTAAAGTTGGATTTACCGCCAGGCAATGTTGGGTGTTTTATAACA